GGTAGAGGTTGGCGAAGTCGTCGGCCTGGGCGACGGTCAGGTAGCTGTTGGCCGATGCCGAGCCAACGGTGGCGGTGACGGAGACAGGCATGACGGCAGACCCTTGGCCTTAAGTTGCCGGCTTCTTCTTCGGTGCTTGCCAGAGCTTGACGGCCTTGTCGAAGCCGATCTCACCATCAACCAGTCGCTGGCCGAGCTTCTTGCCGAAGATGGCCTGCGCGGTCTCTGGGTTGTCCTTGACCCAGGTCTTCGCAGCCTGCTTGAACGTGATGGTCTGTTCGCCGCTGTCGCCTTCTGCAGGGCGGTTAATCGGCACCTGCCGGCCCTGCGGGTCGGTCATGTCCTCATTCCGCCAGGCATACGGCAGCAGAAAGCAGCGGCAACTGTAGTGAGGTGACACCTTGCGGTAGCTCGTCGGAAACCGCTTGCCGTCCAGCTTCAGACAGATCGGGCACACGCTGGAATCCAGCACGGCGGTCCACACCAGGCCTTCCGCGCCCATCCATGCCGGATCGGCCTCGAACTCATAGATCGCCTGCTGTGCAGCGCTACCCACTTCATGGATACCGGTTCGGATGATCGCCTCGACGTTGTTCTCGGTCGTGCGCACCACTGCATCGGCATAGGTGGCCACCACCTCCCCGCCGATGTCCGACAGGCCGAGGCGGATGAAGCGTTCAACGCGATCGGCCACCACCGCCGGCAGTGTTGCCGTCAGCTGCGTGCTCAGCGTCTTGCCGGCCACGACGGCCTCGTTGACGATGCGCGAGGCCTGCGCCTGGCTCAGCTGCACGGCACCCTCAGCCGTCAGGTCACCACCAGCCATGGTGACCATGCGCCGCGCAAATCCCAGCTGCTGCTCAATGAATGGGGTGAGGGCCTGCTGCAGGCTGGCCAGCTGCGGTGTCCCCCAGGTTTCCTGCACGCTGCGTGCCACCGCTGCGACGACGGCCCGAATGGTGCGCTCGCGGTTGGGGCCCACGCTGAGCACGCCACTGCGGCCGATCACCTGTTCGACTGATGCCAGTGTGCTGCGCAGATCACGCAGGGCCTGCTGGACCAGCCGGTCTTCGAGCTTCTTCTGTCGCAGGGCATTGCGGAGGAACTCCTCGACCTGGGCAGAGAGGTCCGGCTCAGCCATGGCCTTGACCTTGGCTCAGCTTGCGGTGGCGCTTGCCGCTGTAAGGCTTGCTGTGCTGGCCATGCCCTTGCCGCGTGCGCTTGGGTGGCTGCCGGCGGAACAGCTTGGCTGCTGCGCCGGTCTTGGCTTTGGCCACCATCAGCTGATGTAAGCCAGCACCTTGCCGCTGGTCAGCTTCACCTTGCTGAAGTTGCCGTAGATGGTGGCACCCACCGGGATAGGCATGGCGCTGATGCTGCTGCCGGTGTAGTCCGCCACGGTGGCGGTGTTGATCACGGTGGCTTCAAGGGCGGTGATTGCCCAGAAGCGCCCGGTCACCTCGGTGGTGTCTGCGATGTAGACCGCACCGTTGTAGTCACTGCGTTCCATCAACGGTCACCTTGCGAGAGCGGGATTTTCTAGTTTGCACAGGTGCTTCCTGTGGCTGGCTCTGCTGATCAACAAAAGAGGCCGCCTCGTGAGAGGCAGCCTCCTGTTCACGCAGTCGCCGAAAGGCGAACAGGCCCATTCAGGTCACGCGCGGTAGAAGGTGACGGTGCTGGCCGTGGTGACGCGACCGATGAAGGTGCCCGAGGTGCCGGGTTGCACAGCTGCCACGCCAGTCACGGTGACACCAGTGGCGCCAGCGGTGAGGGTGGAGGTGTGGGTGGAACCGCCGAGGTTGACGATCACCACCTCGAAGCACTGGCCGACTTTGGCCTGAGCACCGAGTTCAGCAATGATCTCGGCACCGGTGGCCGTGGTGACCAGCTTGTTGCTGGTGGGGGTGTGAGCGACCACGACACCGACGCTTTGAGCGGCGGTGAGGGTCACGTCAGCATTGCCGGCGGTGACCAGGGCCATGCCGGTGGAGGAGCGACCGAAGGAGGGCTGCTCAAGCTCGAAGATGGATGCCATCGTTAGTTACCTCAGAAGTTGGGGTTGGAGACGATGGACACGATCCCGAGGTTCTTGGTCTCGTAGATCTGCTCCCAGTTGCCAGCGGTCTCCAGCGTGGTGCGGGAGGGGTTGACGCCACCGGACTTGTAGGAGAGGCCCAGCGGGTGGTAGAGGTTGTGCCAGTGGACGGACATGGCATCGCTCAGGGCGAGGATGTCCCTATCCGTCTCTGTGACGAGGCCGGACTGAGTGCCGGAGGCCATGGCGCCCGGGGTGAACAGGTACGAGGCATAGTTCGTGCCGTCGTTGTTCACGTCGTCACTGACCAGCACGCGCAGACCCATGTAGGTCGGCACGGTCACCTCTCCATAGGCACCCGCCACGCTGCCACCGAACGCATCCGGCATGGCTGCATCAGCGGTCTGACGTGCCTCCGCTGCCGTCACGTAGTCGATCGCCTTGCGCTCCACCAGGTCGTAGAAGACCTTGCTGTGCATGGCAATGACCGACAGCTTCTCGCCCTGATCACCAAGGGCAGCGCGGGCCTCTGCCACCTTCCCAGGCGACAGCACCGTGGCCGTCGCATTGGAATCAATGGCCAGCGACTTTAGCGCCCCGGTGGTGTTGCTGGTCAGCGGGCCGAAGACGCCCTTGAGGATGGCGAATACATCCTTCTGCTGCTGGTGGGCGATGTAGTCAGCGACCTTGCGGCCGATGGCCTGCATCGGGTCGTCACCAGCGGCCAGAGCAGCCAGGGTGCGCACTTCCCAGGCACGGCCACGGTGCAGCACCGGGCAGATCTGCTTTTCAGCGCCGATCTTGCCGGGCACCAGGCTGGTGCTGTCGCTCAACACTTCAGCGTCGCCGCTGAGGTTGGCCGACCAGGACGGCACATTCACATAGTCGCCGCCTTCGGTGGCGTTGAGGATGTCCAGAGGCTGAATGACGCCGCTGTTGAGGAAGGCCGACCGGGTGGTCACTGCCTCATCAACGTAGGCGGTAAACACCTCAGGAACGATGATGTCGCTCCGCAGGGTTGCCATGATGATGACTTAAGAGGGTTGGTTGGTGGCCACAGGCCTTCTTGGGTCAGCACAGCCGCCCCTTTGGCTATAGATTACCGCTTCGCTTCTGCTTTCAACTTCGCGTAGAGGTCGGGGTTGGTCTTGAACAGGCGACCTTGTTCGGTGAGGTTGAAGTGTTCTTGGCTGAAGGGGTTCTTCATGCCGGCGGGGACGACGGCGGTGCTGCGGCTGCCGGCGGGTGCGCCGGTGCCTTGGGGCTTGGGTGCCTTGAACAGCCAGGGCTTCTGCTGATGCAGCTGGCCCATCCACTCGTCGATTGGCATCTCGGTGTATCCGTCTTTGTAGACGGGCTCGCCGTTGTCGTTGAGGGTGAGGTTGCTGCTGTGGAGGCGCAGCACGTCGCTGGGGTCGTGGACCTGATCAGCGAGCTTGGCCACGACGCGGGAGTCGAGGCGGAGGCTGCGCACTTCAGATTGCAGCTTCTCGATCTGCTGCTGGTACGAGGCCTCACGATCGCGGAACTGCTGCTCGTAGGTCTTGAGGGCTTCGTCGTACTTGCCCTTTGATTCGAGCTGCTGCTGCTCGACCTTGCGCTTGAACTCCAGGAGCTCCTGAACGTCCACGCCATCGGGGATGTCGGGGAGCTTCTTTTGGAGCTGCTTCTTCTCGTTGAGGAGCTCTTGGTTCTTGCGGCGCATGGCCTCCAGTTCGGATTGGAGGGCAGCGGTATCGGGTGCGGACTGCTCCACAGGAGCGTCCAGCTGTTCGTCAGGCATGGATTAGCCCACAGGGCTGGTTTGCGCTGTAGGTTGCCCAGCCGGCAGCTCCTGCAAGGCGCCCTGCAGCTGCTGCTCCTGCGCCTCCAGCCGTGATTGCTGCTGCGCTGCGGTGGCCTCGATCTCAGCGTCCACGTCGAAGTCGTCGTAGAGCCACTCACCATCGGCCAGCTGAATCAGCAGGGTTTCCTGGGTGATGTCGCCAGCGTTGCGCAGCTGGATCAGCTGCTGAACGTGAGCAGGCTCCAGGGTCTTGCTCACGAAGTCGTTGTTCACCATGCTGCTGCCGCCAGAGGGCAGGTTCAGGAACGCCGCGTGATAGCGCAGGCAGTTGTCGATCAGGTCCTGCAGGCCGAGGGCCACCTGCATCAAGGCCGCATCACCCTGGCTGCGGTCGATGGCCTTGGACTGCGCTGCCTGGTTGGTCATGTTCTGACCGAGGATGGCCGCGAGCCCGAGCTCAGCGATCTGCTTTTCCAGGCGCTCCAGCTGCTGGAACTGGAACCCGTAGGAGGTGCCCTGAGGTTCGACGAACTCCGCGCGGGCATCCACCGGCAGGGCCATGGCGGAATCAGGGCCAGCGGTGATCTCATCGAGCTCTGCCGGCACGCCGTAGAGGTGGAACCGTGGCACGGCGGCCAGGTGCAGCTGATTGGTGAGGTCTGAGCCGACGCGGTATGCCTGCAGGTTCAGGTGAGCGATTTCCTCCAGCGGCGGGGTGGATTCCATGAAGGCCGTGCGGTTGCTGTAGGCAACAGCGAAGGGGATCTCGTCGAGGGTGGTGGTGCCCTCGCTGATCAGCTCCCAATCGCGGGTGCGGGAGGCCTGCTTGCGGTAGAGGCGGAAGCGGCCGGGTTCAAGCACTCTGACCTGCTCGACGAGCTCTTCACCGAACTCGCGGTAGGGCACCACGACGCGCTCCAGCAGGCGCAGCTGGGTGAGCTTCTGCGTGCCCTGCACCACGTCGGTGCGCCAGCCGAGGATGTCTCGCGGGGTGTAGCTGACCCAGTAGGGCCGGCTGAAGTCCTGCACCGGGCTGTCATCGCCCTCATCGCCCCGGGGGAAGTCCACCAGCACGCCGACATGCCCGTAGCGGATGCAGGTGCGGGCGAGGTGGTTGGCGTAGACGTTCAGGTCATTGCCCTGCAGGTCCACGTCGAACAGCTGCTCCTGGATGGCGTCCGGCACGTTGTCGAGGCGGACTGGCTTGCGGGTGAGCATCCCGGCCAGCATCTGCTCGGTGCGGGTGAAGTAGGGCGGGCACACGGAGCGCGACAGGCGTGCGCGGTAGGCGTCGTCGGATTCCTTCGGCTCCTGGGGGAGGTAGCGGCGACCGGCAGCCTGAAGCTGGAGGGTGCCACCGGTGAGCTCCTCGATGAGCTCCCAGCGGGGTTGCATCCGCTGCCAGGCAATGCCGGGATCAAAAACGCGCAGATCCTGCAGGCTGAGGATCGGGGTCAGATCAGTGGCAGCGAGCGTATGCACAGCGCTTTTTGCCTAGGTTTCCGATCAGTAGAGGCGCAGATTGCGCACCGCCTTGCCGCTCGTGCTCTTCCACGGATGCACCGGGTCGAACACACCGATCACCCCATAGGACAACGCATCCCA